GTTACGTTTGATACCAGCGGCACACTTCCGGGTCAGACGATCAAGAGTAGTTCTATGGGCCGCGCTGTTATGAAAAAACGTGGTGGAACATTTAAAGGGATCTTCTAATGGCTATTGAACCAAGACAGATTGCAGGAATGATGGAGCAGGCCATGGGTCCGGGTGGTCCGGCGATGCCTGAACAGGCCATGACCGAGGTTCAAGTATCGTTGCCCGGTATGGAAGAGTTGCCGCCCGGTATTGAGCTTGTTGGTGCAGAGGAGATGGTTGAGGTCGAGGCTGAAGGCTATGATCACAATGCAAATCTGGCCGAGGTTCTTGATCAGTCTACGCTTGGTTCTTTGTCCTCTGATCTTGGAGGCTTGGTTGATGAGGACAGGGAAGGGCGTTCTGAGTGGGAAGAGTCCATATCCAAGGGTTTGACGTTACTGGGGATCAATTATGAGGAGCGGTCTGAGCCGTTCATGGGTGCCAGTGGTGTGACGCACCCTGTGTTATCGGAGGCGATTACGCAGTTTCAGGCACAGGCTTACAAAGAGATGTTGCCACCGGGCGGTCCTGTAAAGACACAGATCTTGGGTGAGCAGAACCGCATGGTTGAGGAGCAGGCTCAACGTGTGAAGGATTTCATGAACTTCCAGATTACGGAAGTGATGGAGGAGTTCGATCAGGACACGGATCAGATGTTATTCTATCTGCCGATTACTGGTTCTACTTTCAAGAAGGTTTATTTTGATCAAACAAAGCAGAGGGTGGTATCGAAGTTTGTTCCTGCCGAAGATCTGATTGTTCCGTATCATGCGTCTGATTTGAGGACAGCAGTGCGGTACACTCATGTTGTTCGGATGAGTGAGAACGAAATCCGCAAGATGCAGGTAGGAGGGATATATAGAGATGTTGATTTATCTCCAAGCGAAGGTGACGAGTCTGATTCAACAATCCGTGGCAAGAGTGATGAAATTCAGGGATTACGTTCAGGCTATTCTGATGAAATGTTTACGCTTTTTGAAATCCATGTGGACTTGGATCTTGAAGGCTTTGAAGACAAAGATGAAATGGGCGAAGACACAGGTATCAAGCTACCGTATATCGTCACTATGGACGAAGCTTCGGGAGAAGTTCTCTCGATAGTACGCAACTTTCGTGAGCAGGATCCGCTCCGCCGCAAGCGTCAGTACTTTGTACATTACAAGTTTCTGCCCGGTTTCGGGTTCTATGGCTTTGGTTTGTTGCATATGATAGGAGGGCTGTCCCGTGCTGCAACGTCTATACTCCGTCAGCTTATCGATGCTGGTACGCTCTCGAATCTACCGGGTGGTTTCAAAGCCCGTGGTGTTCGTATCAGGAATGATGATGAGCCTGTTAATCCGGGTGAGTTTCGTGATCTTGATGCTCCCGGCGGCGATATTAGGAATGCTATTATTCCACTCCCTTACAAGGAGCCTTCTGGAACGCTGGCTCAATTACTTGGGGTGGTCGTTGATTCGGGTAGAAGATTTGCACAGGTTACGGACACAAAAGTCGCAGATGTCAACTCCAATGCTCCCGTGGGAACTACAGTGGCTCTCATCGAGCAGGGATCAAAAGTAATATCAAGTATCCACAAGCGGCTGCATTACGCTCAGAAGAATGAGTTTCGTATGTTGGCTGAGATATTTCAGAACAACCCTATGCCGTATCCATATGCTATCGGGGCAAACATCAACCCTGCTATCATGGCACAGGACTTCGACGGGCGCGTAGATATCCTCCCTGTCTCCGACCCGTCGATTTTTTCTATGGCGCAGAGGCTATCGTTGGCGCAGACACAACTACAACTGGCACAGGCTGCACCGCAGATGCACAATCTGTATGAAGCCTACCGCCGGATGTATGACGCACTGGATGTAAAGAACATCGACTCGATTCTGCCACCACCACAGCCACCTGCACCAAAGGATCCTGCCACAGAAAACGCTCTGGCTCTGAAGGGTCAGCAGTTGCAAGTGTTCCCGCAGCAGGACAGCATGGCGCATATTCGTGTGCACGTTGCCATGATTCAGTCGCCTGCCATACAGGCCAACCCGCAGGCATTCCTGATATTACAGGCTCACATACAAGAGCATGTCAGTATATTTGCTCGTGATGTTATTAAGGAGATGCTTGAAAAGGGCATACAGGAAGCTATGGCAGCAGGACAGCAGCCTCCACAAATCAATCCTGATGCGGCAGAAGCAGCGGTGGCACAGCAGATTGCAACGACGCTGGAACAGCTTGCTCCTATGCTCAAGCCTCAGACACCACCTGATCCACTGGTTCAGATCCGGCAGCAGGAGTTGCAGAACGATACGACTGAAATACAGCGTAAGATGCAGAACGATGCAATGGACTTCCAGATTGATCAGGCCAAGTTGCAGCAGGCTTATGATCTGGCTATGCAGCGTCAGGCTTTGCAAGAACAGATCGCTGGTGATAGGAACGATGTGAATGTTTATCGTATCAACACACAGGCTGATTTGAAACGTGGACAGTAATGTGGTTGATGAAAAGAAAAAACCAGTGTCTCTAACTGTAGGTGAGAATAGCTTTGAACTTGTGTTACGAATACTGGGAAACGAATTTATTGCTATCCGTATAGGGTCAACTAATTTTAGCGGCAAGCTTATAGCAGGTGGAGTGCTGCTTTTGTTTTTTACTTTTATGTTGATGGAGGTTTTTGGTCTGTCACGAATAATGGGTGTTGAATAGTGGCTACCAAGCTGAGTGAAAACACAGAACTATCTATGCCGATTCGCAATCTGATTGCGATGGTGGTTGGCGCAGCGGTAGCAACATGGGCATACTTCGGAGTTATTGAAAGACTTAATACGATTGAAAATAAATTTATTCTTGTTGAAACAGACTTGGGTCAAAACACAGAGTTTCGTATCAAGTGGCCTAGAGGCGAAATGGGTAGTTTGCCAGCCGACAGCGAACAGTTTATGATGATTGAACATTTATCTAGTGAGTTAGAAAAGCTGGCTGAAAATATAGAAAGTGGTAACGCACCACATGATCAGCAACAAAAGCTGGTGTTAGAGTTTTACGATAGGCGGCTGACCAAGATAGAAGACAATATAGAAAAGCTGACGAACAATGATTGAAGTAACATTTGTTTTATTATTGATGATTGGCGATGAAAAAGTCGAATATACGCCGTATGAAAACTTGTCTCAATGTTTGACCGTGCGCCGTAAAATCAAGCGTAATACTGGACATACGATTGATTTTGACAAAAGGTGGGCGTGTAAACAGTTGAAGGTAAAGATTGAGGCAGGCGAGATAATGGAGATTATTGAGCAATGATACAGTTTCTAGGACCAATAGCTAACTTGGCTGGTACATGGCTCGAGGGCAAAGTCGAAGAGAAGAAGGCTGTGACTGGTGCGAAGGTTGCTAAAGCCCAAGCGGAAGCTGTCATAATGCAAAAGAAAGCTACCGGAGAGATTGACTGGGATCTCAAAATGGCTGATGCTTCTGCACATAGCTGGAAAGACGAGTGGCTTACAATTTTGTTCTCGATTCCGCTCATTTTGAGCTTCTGTGGAGACTGGGGCAGGGAGATAGTGACGAATGGTTTTACCGCTCTTGAGTCCATGCCGGATTACTATCAGTATACTTTGGGAACTATTGTGGCAGCTAGTTTTGGAACAAGAGCCGCGACTAAGTTTTTTGGCAAGAAGTGATGTCAAAGCGCCTTCAGAAAAACAGCGACTACGACCAATACGATATGGATGGCGACGGGGTAGTTACCGACGATGAGCTTGAACATGCTAAAGAGATCAGGCAGACTGAGACTGAGCTACGCAAGAATTTGGCGCAGTTGCGTATGGCAAGGTACACATTGATTAGTATGGGTGTTTTTACTGTAGCTATGTTTTTTATACCTTTGGACAGAGTTACAGCGTTGAGCGACATTAGTAATTTGTTTTATATTAGTGGCGCGGGTATTGTTGGGGCCTATATGGGCACCACAGCTTGGATGAACAGGAAGTAAGATGGCACGACCCAGAGCAGCACAATTTGGAAAAGATATTGGTGTCTCGACTAATCAGGCAAAAAAGCTTATAAATGAAGGACGGCGACGTGAAGACGGCGGATCAAATGTATTGGAGAAGTTTACCATGGACAGCGATGTACAAGAAGAAATCATGGACAACATGAAAAAGCAGTTGAAGCGTAGAAAGACGGCAAAAGAAAAGCAGCAAGAAGAAATCATGGGTAGGATGAAAGAGGGTCTGGAAATGGACACATCTAAAAGAGTTGATGGTGGTTTTGAAGTTCGTGGCATGGGTGCTGCTTTAAATCCAAGACAAGC